ATAATCTAAATTCTTCTTTCATTGAAGCATAGATTCTTTTGTGAATAGCAGACATTGTTCTGCTTCCTCTTTCCAGCAAAGCCACGGTCGTGCCCACTGCTGCTTGCTGATTCCCATCCCCTATTTGTAAGTCAGCTATCGAAGCAAAGCGCTGACCTGCTTGAACCACGACCCCCATTAATTGTAATAAAGTTTGTGAAGGTTCTTTATAAGGTAAAGTCATAAATGCATCTCTTAAATTTCCTCCAGGTGCATCTACATCTCTCCATTCACCAGGTTGAATAGATTGAGCATCATCTCTGATTCTAATTCCTCTTTGTTTAAATCCAGCTGGTAAATTAGATAATGTTCCTGCATCTAATAATTGTCTTAATGCTTGAGTTGCAGTTCTTGATAAACCACCAATCATTTGAATTAACCCATTACCATAAAATCCAAATCCAGGTAAAAATTTGAAATGTACAAAATAATTAATTTTTTTCTTTAATGGATCTTCTTGTTTATAATTACGTCTAATAGATAAAACTTCTCTTGATCCTTCTTCTAAAGTTACAATGTAAGGTAATTTTATTCCTGTGGGCTCACCAGTCTGTGGATTCATATCTTCAAATCCTTCCAGATCTAAATTAACATGACATTCATATAATGTGAAAACATCTTCAGTTTGACCACTCATATTCACACCATCTAATTGTCTTTCTTTAGATTTAACATCATCTGCTTCTGATAAATCATCTGAAGCTTTTAATTCTATGTCTTTATAAAATCCGGATATTTGTTGTTTACGTAATTCATTTTCTGAAATTTTAATTACATGAACAACTGCTTCTGCATCTTCAATACTATTTGCAGTATATGGAACTAATATATCTTGAGCCTGAATAAATTTTGATACAGCTCTTCCAAGAATATCATCATAATAAACTTTTTTAAATGTAGATCCTGATAATGGTAAATAGAATAACATCTGATCAAATTCAGGTTCATATTCTTTCATGACATCCATAATTTGATAATTCATAAATTCAGAAACTCTGTCCGCTTGATCTTGAATAGCTGGAGTTTCTACTCCAATAATTTGAGTTCTAACTGGTCCTTCTGGTGGTAATAATTCTTTATAAGCTTGTGCTTGAAATTGTGTAACTGCTTCTGCAAGAACTGGATGTGTTGCACTTGATGCACCTTGAAATGGTTCTGTTCTTGATTCGTATTTGAATCCTAATAAATCTAATCCTTGAGTATATGCTTTTTCCCAATCTGCTCTTGAATCTTTATATGATTGTGCATCTTGATAAAGTTCAGATCCTAATCTTCCAAGATATTGTTCATCAATAACTTCTGCTAGGTTTGCACTGAATTCTGTTCCAGCTGATAAATTTTTATTTGGATCAAAATTTATATCAACACTACCATCTTCATTTTCTGTAACTTCAGTAGGACCCGCAGGAATAGATTCAGTCGCTTGAGCAACTTGTTCTATTTCTAATTCACCTGGTGTTAACTGATCAGCTACGTTTGGTAGCGACTTGTCTATTTCTGCCATTTGATATGTTCTCCGATTTTACTGTTCTAACAGTATTATAGTTAATATTCAAGCCTTGAGGACATGGTCCCTTCTTAGGTGGTATGGTTGTAGTTAATCTACTTCTTTTTAACAATTTTTCCTCCTTTAGCGAATTTATATTCACCTCTAATCATTATATTTTTATCTCCTAATCTATTTCTAAGAGCACTAATTCCATAATTATAATTATCTCCTTCATTATAGTATCCAGCTCCTACTCCTTCTGGTCCTTTACTTGCAAAAAAAGTTCCATCGTTATTTGGAGTATATGAAGCATTGTATCTAATAGATCTATCTCCTTCAAAAGGATTAATTCCTTTAGTAGCTGAAATATTAAATTTTTCTCCTGAATATCCAACTTGTGGTCTAACATCAGAAAGATTAGATAATAAATATTTTTTTAATTCTCTTATTCCACCTGATTCAATTTCTTTACCTGTTATTTGATCAATTGGTTTTTCTCTTGGTGTTTCACTAAGTCCATAATATAAACCTTTCATCCCTTCTTTAGGTAATGTTCTTAATGATTTACCAAAAAAATCTTCTTCACTATTTATTGTAGGTATTTCTATTTCATCATCAGATCCATTTGCATAACCAATTCTTCCACCCATTGCAGCTCCATCTCTTCCCATATTTTCAATTGCTGTTGTTTGTTCAGGAGATTGATCATAAGTAAATTGTTTTCTTAATAATTCTTTTTGTTCTTGAGGTAATGCTTCAAATTCTTTGTATTGATTATAAAAATCTTTAGCAACACCTGCTGCAGATAAACCAACTCCAAATGGAGTTGCAAATCTACCAATACTTCCAAGCTGTAATATTTTAGAAGCTATTGGATTTGTAACAACATCTTTTGCAAGTTCTGGTAACATAAAAAATAATCCTTTTTCACCTTGACCAACAAGTGTATCTAATGCTTTTGATGCTGTAACACTTCCTTCTTTAGCTGCATTTTTTAAATCTGAATAAACATCTTGAGCATAAAGTCCTGCGCTTACTGCTGGAGTTCCAATAACTTTTAATACTGTCAAAGCACCTTTTGCAACTTGTGGTGCATACTTTCCATACAATCCTTTTACATCATTAATAACTTCTGCACCTACATCAGGAATAGTAGCAGGTCCCATTGCCAATTGATTATTTAATTTAGTTAAAATAGATGTTTCTTTTTCTTTAATTAAATTTTGTTTTTCTATTGGATTTAATTTTGGTTTACTTCCTTCTGCTAAAGTCTCTCGCTGCTCGTTGCTTGTATCTAGCGTCTCTGGGCTAGTAACGGGTATTGGTTTTCTAGTGAGATAACGCATCATCTCATTGTATTGATAAACTTTCATTTATATTCCTGTTAAATAATCCAGACCAATAGAACCACCTTTTGCTTTTTTCTCAGGTGTTTCTAAAATAGCTTTCATTTCTTCTTCAGTATATGATTCTTTTGGTCTTGCTTCATTAGGTTCAAATTTAAATTTAGATCTTGCTAATTTTTCAGCTTCTAATTCTGAAGTTACTTTTTTAAAGTCAGGTATTAAACTATCTAATTGCTCTAATGCATTTTCTCCATAAATTTGTCTGAAAGGATCTATAGGTTCCTTTATTGTATTTGCTTGTTCTAGAGTTATATTTTTAATTTTACCTGCTTTAATATCGTTTATTAAAATTTGTCTTGCTGTTGCTCTAACTAAACCTTCATCTTGCATTCTAGCTAAAGAACCTTGTGATGTGCCAAATTCTTTTAAAATATCTCCAACAGTTGCTTTTTCACCTGTTTGTTTTTCTAATTCTTTTCCAATTTTTTTTAATTGATTAACTCTTGCTTCTATATTTCCAGCTATTGTTCCTGGAGGATTAATTTGTCCAACTTCTTTTGTTAAAGATAATAAACCTTCTCCAGTAATAGGTTCTTTAGTTCCAATACCAATTACTTCTGCAGTTACTGTTGGTGTTATTTCTTTATTCATCATAAGAGTATCATGCAATCTTCTTACATTTCCTTCATAGATTAATCTTTCAGAGTCATTCATTTTTGAAAGATAAGGAATTTCATCTTCTATAACTTTTTTAATTTTTTCTAATACTTCAGGATTATCTGCAGCTTTAGCTACATCAAATTGTTTTATTAATGGATTTGAATTATTTGAAGGAAGTTTAATAACATTAGTACGAGTGCCTATTGTTTTGTTAATAACATTCTTACCGTATATCGCCTGTAACATTTCAAATAAATTTTTCATACTAATAATAAGTTTTGTTATTTCGAACTACAGTTTCATCTCTATAATCTTCAGGATGATCTATAAATCCACCTTGTCTAAAACGCATAACTGCTTGTGTCATAGAATCCACAAGATCGTCATGATCACCATAAGGAAATGCAGCACACTCTTCAATCACTTCTTGTGCAAACTCTTTATCTACAGGTGCCCATATCTGACCTGATTCAAATAAAGGTGCAACAGCGTTGACCCTTGTGTGCTTATCATTACCCCTTGATGGGGTATAGTTTATAACAGGGATACCCATTTTACGCAATTCATATGTTAATGGTAGTCCTGAAGCTTTTGCCTCAACTAATACAGTTTCTGGTTGCCAATATTGATATTGTTGATATGCTATTCTACGAAGCTCAGGAAATTCAAATCGATCTTTAATTGCATCTAATAAAATAAGTTGAGGTCCTGAGTCTTCATTGTTATAGAAAACTCCCCAAGTTGTTATAGCTGAATAATCGGCTGTTTCCTTTTTCATGAATGCGGTATCATAACTTTGAATTACATGTTGAAGTGGAGGAATATAATCATGTTCCCATTTCTGCCACCATTCTCGTTTTATAATTGCACCTTCTTCTGAAGTTGGATTTTGCATCCACTGTGCATTCCATTTTTGTAAACTAATAGATGATTTAACACCTTCTAATTCTTCTAACTTCCAAAACTCTGGCCACACTGGTTTACCTGATGGAAGAATTGCAGGAAATTCTATGAGTTCCCATTTATCAGCTTTAGTTTCTCCTTGTGCTTTTAGTAATGCACCTGTTAAATCTTTTGTATTCCATCTTGTCATAACCAAAACAATTGCACCACCTGGTTGTAATCGCTGACGAGGTCCTGATGTATACCATTCATAAGCACGTTCTAATGCATCCATGTTCATAGCATCTTGTTCAGAATGTGGATCATCTATGATAAGCAAATCCGCACCTCGACCAGTAATAGCAGACCCTACACCCGCTGCGTAGTACTCGCCACCCTGTTCTGTTTCCCATTTACCAGCTGCTTGAGAATCTTCTCGTAATCTTGTAGGAAATATTTCTTTGTATTCTTCCATATCCATTAGAGTCTTAGCTTTACGACCAAATCGTACAGCAAGTTCTGTAGTGTGAGTTGATTGAATGATTTTAAGTTTAGGTCGTTTCCCAATCATCCATGCTGGAAGCAAGAATGAAGAGAACTCAGACTTAGTATGTCTTGGTGGCATATTGATAATTAATCTTTTAATTTTACCATTAGCCAAATCATTAAATTTTTCTGCAATTTTTTTATGATGTTCACCTTCTATAAATTCTGGCCAAACACGTTTTACAAAAGACATGAAATCAGTTTGTGCTTTTTCTATGCCTCTTTTTTGTTTTGCTAATGTTCCAGCTTCAAGGAATTCTTTTTGAATATCAGGGGGTAATAAATTTAATTTATCTAAAGTTAGTTTCATAAAAATTTTTTGCAAAATTTTTTAGGATTAATTTTGGAACCTTCGAAGTATTTATAGCTTATATATGTCTAAATCAAGGGATAAAGGGCTACCTTATGGGACCCATTTTATTAAAAGGGGATTGATATTTAAAAAGCAAAACTAATTTGCATTTGGTCTGGGACCTCTACCCCGACGCTACATCCCAGCCACGCGATACCAGACACTGGCTACCCGATGCCGCGCAGCGGGTACGGACGTAGACGTAGAGCACGGAATACAAAGCGGAAAGTATAGGCGCCGCGCAGCGCCGAGCGCCAGCCCGCGCCAGCGGGCGGTGACATTTTTGCAACACTGTATCTTACATGTCACTCGGTA